ATCTAAAAATGTAACACATAAAATACCTGCATGTTATGTAGCTTCTTCGGATTCTCGCAAGAAGATGGATTGGTCTAAGCTATTACAGTCAGATGGTACTCCCTATGGTGGAAACATAGAATCCCAGAACCCTGACCACGCTGCGTTCTCTACAGGCGGTTGGGGGAGTTGGGACTCTCCTGATGATCAGGGGTCGTATGACGGAGACGAGCCACAAGCTCCCCTGCAAACCGGTGGTAGTGGGCTGTTTGATGCCTAGACAAGCGCCCTTAGCTGTACGCACCCACGCCTTCAAGCTGTATTCCAAAGGGATGACAGTCGCAGAAATTGTATCCGGTTTAGGGGAAAAATTTCCTAGTGAAGCAGTATCCGCTCCGACTATATATAGTTGGAAGCGGAGATACAATTGGGTAGAACGTAAGGAAAACGTGGAGGAAAAAGCTTTAGCTAAGGTAGAGGAATCTCAAGTTTCTCAGTTAGCTAAAGATGACATAGAGCAAAGAAAAATATATGATCGCATTACTAAAAAGGCTATTGACGAATTGGAGAATTTAACTTTCCAACGCCCCGGCGATGCCGTCAAAGCGGTTGACATAGGTATTCAAGGTTCTAGGGGAATAGCCAGAGGTCTAGTAAACATCTCGTTTGTAGAAGAAGTCCTAGATATATTAGCTGAGGAAATACACGACGAAGATACTCGTATGCGTCTATCCATTAGATTGGGAGCATTGATGCAAAAGACACCGGATGACAACTAAAAAGAAAGATGTAACTTCTTATGAAGATGCTTTCGCCCTTTTATCCCGTGGTCTAAAAACTACGTCCGCTGTTAAAGTAGGTGGTATGTGGGATTTTGTGCGGGATATATGGTCGCTTAGTTTTGATCAACCTCGCTTATTTGATGCATGGCACGTAGGTAAAATGTGTGATGATGTAGAGAGGGCGGTAGAGGAAAAGATAAATTACGTTAGTGTAGTCCCTAGGACTCACTTTAAATCTACTATCATCGGACACGCCTTCCCCATTTGGAGAGCGTTGAAGATGGGCAGAGATGTCAACTTCTTGTATCTGTCCTATAGTGATACGATGGCTAAGTACCACGTTGGTGAGCTTATAAAGGAAGTAGATCGTAACCCAATCCTAAGTGAGTGGATGAAAAACAAAACCTCTAGCTCCGATTACACGTTTAGATATTCTATTAACGATGATTACGTAGTAGAGATTATTCGTGGCGGAGTGTTCTCTTTCAAACGTGGTTTACACGTAAACGGGGGAATGATAGCAGATGATATACTTAGGGACCCTGATTCAGGTTTAAACTTAGCTAACCTAGCGAAAGTAGAAAATCAGTTTCTTACTGAGGCTATTTTCATACCTAACCCCGGAGTTCCTACAGTTGTTGTAGGAACCCCTCAAACCCCCTCTGACCTTCTATCAGTACTAGAGAATGATGAACGCTTCTTCCAGCGACGTATGCCCGCCTTAGACCCAGAACCTGATCGCAGGGTACTATTCCCTGAGCGTTACACAGAGGCAGACTTGCTACAAATTCAACGAGCTAAACCTAAGGCGTTTGATTCAGAGTTCCTGCTAAAACCAGCGTTTAGTGATGAGGCATACTTTGATGCTAAGGCTATCTTAGCTTGTGAGGACGGGAACTTAGAGAACCACTCTGCTGAAGAGACATTTTATAAGAAGCCGGGGTCTAGGTTGTACGCTGGTTGCGATGTGGGTAAAAAACGTAATCCATCCCACATTGTAATTTTTGAAGAATATAAAGGTGTTATCTCTCAAGTTCATCAGTCATGGCTTGATAATTGGGAGTTTACTGCTCAAGTAAAGTATCTGAACTCTTTAGTAGAAAACTTTGATTTAGACTACGCTTTCTACGACAATACCCGTGGTGAGCTAGAAGATAGGGGTCTTAACAATAAATGGTACCCTATGCACTTCTCCACGAAGTCTAAAAACGAAATGGCGCAGATATTTGAAGAATATGTCCATTCTGGTAAATTACACCTATTACGTGATGAACGTCAGCGTTCACAGATATTAGCAGTAAACAACGAGCTAAAAGCTCCAGATACCGTAGAAGGTCACGGCGATGCCTTTTTCTCTATTGCAATGGCTCTCAGGGCAGTGTATGATAGTGTGTCTATGGGGTTTACCAACATAGGAAATGTACTTGAATGGGCAGAAGATATGTATGGCACTAAGAAGCCTACTACACATAATTTAGATGTAGCAGTAAATGACAAAGAAACTGACCTTTTCAAAGTGGCAGAAGATCGAAAGAATGAGTATAATGAAGGTATTGCCAAAGATGATATACGGTTAAAAGGTCCCAACCCTTCCTGTGAGGAAGACATGTGCGTTCCACAAATGTGGGTACAAAATAATCGTTTGTGTTTACAATGTGGTTCGCGAAAAGAAGAATGAAATCGGAGGCTCAAATACATGGCTGATCTTACTCCCCAAGCCGAAACAATTGCAAAAAAACGGTATTACTTAAAAGATAAAGCGGGGGAGACAGTCGAGAATTCCACCGACATGTTTAAGCGTGTTGCGAAAACCGTAGGTTTGATAGAACAAATGTATGATAAGTCGGAAGCTGAAGTTCAAAAAGTTACAGATGATTTTTTTGAAATGATGGATGCTCTAAAGTTTGTCCCCAACTCTCCCACTATGATGAATGCTGGTACTTATCAAGGGACTCTCTCAGCCTGTTTCGTACTTCCATTGGAGGATACCATGGAAGGAATCATGAAAGGGGCAACTGATGCCGCTATGGTTCAGAAGTTTGGTGGCGGAACAGGTTTTTCCTTATCTAAGCTGCGCCCACGGGGAGCCAATATTGCATCAACGCATGGAAGAGCTTGTGGTCCTATTGAAGTGTTAAAAACGTTAAGTCGTGTGTCATCAATGATCACACAGGGAGGTAAGAGAGATGGAGCAAACATGGCTATTTTGGATGTTCACCATCCTGATATTCTTGAGTTTATATCCTGCAAGTCAGTGGAAGGTGATATTCATAACTTTAACATCTCTATTGGTGTGGACAATGCTTTCATGCAAGCTGTTGCAGCGGGAGTCCACTACCCCTTAATCGACCCCAACACTCAGACAGTTGTTGGGGAACACGATGCCCGTGATGTTTTCAATAAGATTGTTGAGGGTGCGTGGAAAAACGGAGAGCCGGGAATGGTTTTCCTTGACCGTATAAACCGTGACAATAAAGTTAAGGAACAGTATGGAGATATGATAGCGACCAATCCTTGCGGGGAGCAGCCTTTGTTAGGGAATGAATCTTGTAATTTAGGGTCTATTAACTTAGCTGAATTTTGCCGTTCCTCAGAGAATAAAAGCTGGCAAGACCTAGTAGACTGGAAAGAACTAGCTTCTGTAGTTAAATTGTCTACTAGATTCCTAGATAATATTATTGACGCAAATTATTATGCTACCCCAGAAATAGAGAAGATGACTAAATCGACTAGGAAAATTGGTTTAGGAGTTATGGGATTTGCTGATCTGCTTATCAAGTTGAAGATAGGCTACGATACAAAGATCGGCAGAGAAGTTGGATCAACTATCATGAAATACATACAAGAAATAGCAGACGATACTTCTTTAGAATTAGGAAAGGAACGTGGGGTTTTCCCTGCATGGGATCGTAGTGAGTACGCTAAACAAGATGACTCTCAATATCGTAACGCCTGTCGTCTTACAGTAGCCCCCACAGGGACTATTTCTATGCTTGCGGATACATCAAGTGGTATAGAACCAACTTTTGCTTTAGTTTGGCGGAAACAGAATGTACTTGAGGGGCAGGAATTCTTTTATGCAAACAAATATTTTAAAACCACAGCCCAAGATTCAGGGTTTTACTCTGAAGACTTAATGGAATACGTGGCTGACGGTGGCTCCCTTCAGGATAGAGATGATGTTCCGCAGTGGGCGAAAGATGTTTTCGTGACATCTGCCGATATTTCTGGTAAATCTCACGTAAGTATGCAAGCTGCTTTCCAAGAATATTGTGATTCTGGGATATCTAAAACGATTAATTTCCCTAACGATGCAACCGTCCAAGATATAGCGACGGCTTATTTAGAAGCGTGGAGAACTGATTGTAAAGGTATTACAGTATACAGGGCTGGTTCTCGTGACAAGGAGGTTCTGGTGTCCAAAACTAAGGAAGAAGCTAAGAAAGAAAGTATGGATTTATCTCAGCTAGTCATGATACCAGCTACGGCTTCAGAAACTAGTAATGAATTTAAACTTGAAACTTTATACTCTGATTCGCCCTCTGATTTAAAGTGGCTAGAATCATCCACTTCAAAGGAAAATTGTTGTGATGCACCATTTATTATAGAGGAATCAGGGTGTTCCACCTGCAAGAGTTGTGGGTGGTCGAAATGTCATATTGCATAAAACTATAAAGTTAGCAGTATAATAAGACAGAATTCAAAGTAGGAGGATTAGATGAGTACTCAGGATAGTCAGTATGTAGCAAAAAGAGATACGTCTGGTACGTGGAGAATTTTAGATACATGGAATGAATCTTTAAATTCAATAGAGGATAGTGAGGATATTCCAGATACTCATTCCGCTGTAACCTTACTTACAGAGGGACAGTATTTATCAGTGATACGAGAAGCAACTAAGGGCGGGTATTTACAAAGTGCTGCCTTAGCTGAAATACAAGCTTTAGAAGCTAAGGTTGAAGAACTGGAAGCGGATAAAATTGTCTTAGAAAGAGAAAATGAAAGTTTAGGTGATCAGCTTGTAGAATCGGATAACGTACAAACTGCGGAATCACCTCAATTTAATACTCAACAGCCTTCTCCGTCTAGTGAAATATCGGAGAGCTTTTTCATAAAGAAACTGATTATTTCACAATTGGCTAATATGGCACAGGCGGAAAACATGATAGGACTTAATGACTAATGCGTTTAGATGAGTTTGTCGGACCTAGTAGCCCTTTCGTACAAAAACGAGAGGCGGCTACTTCCATGTTAGAGTCGTTAGCAAACTTTAACGAAAATCTTATAATGAAAGGCGCTGACGACAGGGAGATAGGAAGAAGCCCTGAATTTGGTGTAGATTATATTGCCAACTCGTATATACGTAATCAATTAGCGTATAGGCGCCAACTAATCTCTGACTTACAGAATATTTCTTACACAGTTGAAGAAATCCGTGCCCCCATAGGACATATTATTAATGAGGTATTCAGGCAAGGGCTGTCTTTTTCTGCTATTACAGATGAACCGGACAAAAATCAGCTAACTAAAATGAAAAAAATAATGAGTCACGCCAATCAATTTGGTCAGACCTTAGAAGAAGTGCTTAGGCTGTTTGAATTTGATGTTAACACAATTGACGATGCCTTTCTTTATTTGGTAAAAGAATATGTTGCAGATGAAGAGAATAAAATATCTTCAAAAGTAGTAGAAATTCGAAGAATGAACCCCGCATTGATAGAATTCGACCTAGATGAAATGGGACTGCCTAACAATACTCACTTTATTTGTCCTATTCATCGTGAAGCAATTACTGAATCTCCCGGTAAATGTAAGATTCCAGAACAATTAGAGGACGGGTCTGAAGGAGAACCGTGTGGGATAGAACTTAGAGGAGCTATGTATAGGTTCCTGCACAGGACACAAGTTATTTATTTCCTAGAGAGTGAGATTATACACACTTCAAAGTTTACTCCAACTGAAACATATGGCATGTCTCCCATACTCACTATTTTTGAAAAGGCTTTAACTTTGATAGGTATGGATAAAAACCTATATCGTTACTTCTTTGAACGTAAAATGCCCGCTTCCATGTTGATGGTTCAGACTGATGACCCAGAAGCGCTAAAACGTGAGCGAGCTATTATTCAGGCAGAAACACGTAAAGACCCTAACTATGTTCCTATGATTGCAGTAAGTGCCCGAAACCAACGTGGTCGAGTTGACATGGTTCGATTATTCCATACTCTACAGGAAATGGATTACCTGCCAATTAAGGATGAAATTAGAGAACGAATTGCTGCTATATGGGGAGTTACACCTGTATGGCAGGGCAACCCCGACTCATTCGGGGGAATGTCAACTCAAACTTCTCAGCTTGTAGTAATGGGTAGAACAGTTGAGGGGGATCAACGCCGCCTTAAAGATAAAGTATTCCCTAGACTATTAGAGGCTTTTGGTATTACAGATTACGAACTTGTGCTTCCCAACCCAGAAGAAAAGGCGGAAGCCACACGAATTAGCTTCTCGCAACAGCGTGTTAACAACGCTAAGATTTTATTAGACATGGGTTATACATTGAAACTAAAAAATGAAAACGTAGATATGGATGACGTTATGTTCGTTGTAACAGGTGAGCCAGTACCACTAGCTCAAATTGAGGGTGAAAGTCAGGCTTTGGGAGTAGAATCTATGCACCAACAGGTGGAGCAACAAGCCCAGCAAGCTCAACAGCAAGCGGACGCTATGGCTCAACAACAGCAAGGTGCGGAAGGTGCAGAAGGGGTTCCCCCTGAGATGAACCCTATGCAATTAGAATTATCAGATGACCCTGCGGATACTGTAAAAGTCCCTCGGTTTGGTAAAGTTCCCACAGCTATGGATAAATCCCCGTTAATGGAACGAGATGTAGATGAATACAATGAAGCTAGAGATAAAAAGACTATTGATAGAATTCATGGTTTGGCTAAATCTTTAGGTTCTGGTAAGACATGGATTCAAGATTTAATGGATAAGGGGTTTACTCCTATCATTAAAGGTCCAAGTCCGGACGGGAGCAGGTTGTGGTTTGAATCCGATGGAACAGAATATGTAGCTGACCTTAATGCTAATGGCGTAGGTTTTATTGAAAAGGCTACATTTAGCACAGCTTCAATAAACAGACCTGATAACCGCACCCCCTCTACAGTGGTTGAGCGTGAAAAGAAAGGTCCCTACTCTTATGATAGTGAGGATGAACAATAATGCCTAAACCCATGAAGTTTAACGCTAAAGATACTAGGCATCGTGGAGAGGTTCCTGAAACTAGCATAGCTCCTAGAGACGAAAAACATAAACAGTATTTAAGGACTACACCTGAAGAACGCAAAGGACACGCTTATATTAAACGAGAAGTTGCTAGGGACGGAACTACAACGTATTACTATGGAGATGGCGTTAAAGCTATCCATCATCCAGACAGAAGGGTAGCTGGACCGGGTTATCATAATAGGGCTAAAGAGCATCATCAGGAAATGTCACGTCGTGCCTTAAAGCGTGGGAGATTAAAACGTGCTAGGGCACACGGAAGGGCTGCGTCAGGACATGACTTTGCTGTTTCTGCACAAGGAGGAACCCCCGCCGTAAAAGAACTTCAAAAATTTATAAAAGAATTCGCTGGTGGGACCGTG